AGATGTAGTTCGCTGCACCTTGCAGCGTCATGAAGGCCGCAGTCGCGGTCTGCGCTAATCCAGTGCCCGTCAGATCATTGCCTGCCTGCTCGGTGAATGTGCCCGATCCAGCGCTTGACGTATTGATCGCTGCGCCGCCGCAGGTCGCGCCAACCTCATATGTGTTGGTCGCAAGACCTGCCGCGAGCACGCAATAGATTGTCCCAGCTGTAAGTCCAGTTGGGAGTGAAGTCGTCGAGTTGAAGGTGACAAGCTGTCCTGCCAGATAGCCGTGCGCCGTATGCGTGACGATGCCTGGAGAAGCATTGCTGATGGTGACGGCTACCGGAACGGTGCGAACGAAGTAGGTAATATTGGTCGTCAAAAGGTTGCGGCAGCTCTGAACCCCTATCTTCGCTGCCGCCGTTTCATCCAGGCACTGATTTGGCCCCGGGGTACCGTTGCTGACGGACGTGGCTCCGCCAGCATCGACCGCGATGGTGGCTGCGCCGATCGCCGTTATCACGCCTGCGCCGCTGACCGTAATCGTCGTGCCGTCAGGCCGCACGCAGCCGATCGCGATCGCTGTCGCCGTGAAACACTGCGCCGAGATGAACGCGCCTGAGATGTCCGTGAACGCGGGCTGCGTGCAGGTGATCCCGGTGACGGACGGCAGGCCTGAGACCCAGTTGTGCGACGCGCAGGGCACCGACGACAGCCCGTTGGTGTCGTAGTAGGAGTTGATGATCTCGGTGACCTGGCTGCGCAGGATCGCCGGCGTGATCAGGCCGGTCGTGTTGTCGGGCCAGTTGGTCGTGATGTCGGCAAGGAGCTGAGTCTTTGTGCACGGGGTCGTGCAAGCTTTCGCCGGCTCCGGCTGTACGAACCATGTGAGCGCGAGCGCCATGAAGGCAAGCGCCCAACCGATCTGCTTGGTGTTGCGCAGCGTGTCGAAGTTCCGCCCCCACCGCCGCCGGTCGCGGCCGACAGTGTGCACCGCGCCCTCGCGGTCCTCGACGTTCTTCAGATAAGCCGCAAGCTTCGCTTTCCAACTGGTTGGCACGCGCTCGATATCCTCGCTGGTGAATTTCTCGTAGCGTTCATCGCCGGTGATCGCCATCAATCTGCCCGCAACAGATGTCACCAGGATGTCGGTGTTCGCGAACCATGGCACGACGGCGCTGGTCTCGGGCGTCACGATGTCGGGCATCTGCCGCCAATAGCGCATGATGCAGGGGTAGGAGCCGTTGGCCGGTGGCCAGACGAACAGCTGCCCTGGCTGCCCCGCGGTCACAGGCGCGAGGTCGGTCGCGTAGTAATATGGGAAACTGGTGAAGCCCGGCGTCTGCACCATCCAATCGTACTCGGCCTTCGTGACTTGGATGAGCGGGTAGGGCTGACCGTTGATGGTGTAGAAGAAATCATCCTTGCCGTCGGATACCCGCGCGCGCAGATAGTCCGTCGGCAGGGTGTAGGGGCCGGAGCCCTGGCCGGTCACCGAGTTGAACGAGAACACGTAGGTGCCTTGAGCTGCTTCCAGATCGTAGTCCTGGCAGAGGTCCTGCAGCGTCGCGTTCAGGAACTGCCCACCCTGCGAGGTGAACCCCGGACATTTCGCGATCTGAGTCGCCAGCGCTACGATCTGTTGAGCCTGCAGCTGCGCCATGTCACTCCTCGCTGATGACGATCCCTCGAGCCTTGGCGATCTCGGACCTCAGGCGCGCACACTCCTCCTCGGCGCGCTCGATGTTGGCCTTGGACTGCAGCTTGGCCTGAAGGTCTTTCTCCTCGAGCTTGAACGCGCCCTTCTTGCCCCGGCTCTCCCAGGCTGCCTGCGCGCGCTCCTCGATCCGGCCGTAGTCGATCTTGGCATACTTCAGCGTCCGCTCGCGCGTCTCCAGCTCGGCGGTCCAGCTCTCGACCTGCAGCACGGCCTCCTGCCGGTCGACCACGCGGCGCAGCTTGTCGACGACAGAGTTGTACTGCTCCAGCGGATCGTCGCGACCCATGTAGGTCTGCACCACGATCGACCGGTTGGTGCTGAGCTGCGTGGTGATGGTGATGGCACACGCGGCGCCCTTCTCGTCCGGATCGGTGAACGACTTTTCCGGATCGACAGTCTTGAGATGGTCCAGCATCTACGACTCCAGTGTGACGATCCCGTTTGCCCCACGGGTCGGGGAATGCTGATGCTGCGGCCCGATGCGCACGCCGCGCGGCTGCCGATAAGCGTTGAACCGGCTGCGGCCGTCGATCTCGTCCTGGTGCGCCCAGGAGCGCTGCATCTGCTCGTACATCACGGCAGCCTGCGAGGTCGGCACGTTGTAGGTGTAGCCGTCGAAATACTGGTTGTGATCGATCATCAGGTGCGGCAGGTAGGGTGCCAACGTGATCGTCACCTGCACCTCGCGCTCGGCCGGGATGTTCTTGCGCCGCAGCTTCTCCAGCTCCTCCGCGAAGTAGGCATCGCGCGCGTCCTGCTTCATCTCGTCGAGGATCGACGCCTGCGCCTCCTTGCGGATCGCAGCGACATCGTCTTCGGACAGCAGCGCCTTGTCGACGGGCATCTTGCGCGGGGGAGTCGTCTTCTTGGTTGCCATGATCAGGATCCTACTTTGGTCCACGCGGCATGCGCGATCGAGTTCGCTGATACCAAGATCGGCCAGCCTTGGCTATCGACACCGACGTAGTCGCCTGTCAGCACCTTCAGAAACCCCCGGTTCGGGATATAGAGCGTGCCCGATGCGGACCATGCTCCAGCCCAGATCGGGTGCAGGTTGTTGAGATCATCCTTGATCGCACTCGCAATCGCAGCGATGTCCGCCGCAGTCTGCGCAGCGGTGAGACCGCTCCCGACGGGGAACGCCTTTGACGTCAGCGAATTGGTCGCCGTAGTGCCCAGAGTCCCCGTCGCCATTTAACCGCCTCCGGTCGCGAACGCCTGGATGCGCGCCAGCGTCGCCGCGGCGTTCATCTGCGCGCTCAGGTCGGTCGACATCGCCGCGAGCAGGTTGGTGATGTCGGTCGACGTGAACGTGTTCGAGTTGTAGCCGCCGATCTGGTTCGAGAACTCGATCGACTGCGCGCCGCCGGCCGGCGTGTTGGGAAGGGTGGGAGCGAGGCCCCCACCCATGACGCCGAGGCCGGGACCGACCCAGTAAATAGTGGCTTGCACCGCGAGCCTATAAGCCATCGTATCGCTCCTATTAGCCGAAGGTGGTGCTGAAGGCCGAGGTTCCTTCAATGCGCATCATGAACTGCGCATTTTGGATCAGGGTTCCATAAAAATTTTTCCAACCAACTATTCGAAGCTGGTTGAGGACGTCGCTCTTGTCCGCCTCCTTCAGGTAGGTGAACTTGGCGTTGTCGAGCACGACCTGCGCATAGGCGCCGCGGCCGAAGATGAAGGTCGGATAGACCGTGATGCCGGTGTTCGGAGCCGCGGGCGGCACCTGCGAGGCACCGAGCGCAGTGATCGTCACCAGCGTGTTGGCCGGCAGCTGCACCGCCTGGCCCTGCAGCGGACCGGTGGTCGGTCCCTGGGCGCAGACGCCGAGGTTGAACGGCGTGTTGCTGGTGCCGATGTAGACGTTGTAGGTGAAGCCCGGCACGTTGGGAGTGGTCAGCTGCAGCGCGCCGTTGGCAGCGGGCGTCACCGAGTTGCAGACCGCATAGATCTGGCTCTCGTACTGGTTCTGCGTGTCGGAGCCGGTGATGATGATGAAGTAGGGCACCGCCGACAGCGAGCCGCCGCCGACCGCGACGGGGTTCGACGGCTGCGCGAACCCGGTCCAGGACGGCACGAGGTTGGACTTGCAGAAGCGGATGCCGCCCCACTCGCCGGCCTCGTAGTTGTAGAGGCGGTTGAGGTCCGAATAGGACCACGCGGTGATGACGGTCTGGTTCTCGCGGAAGTCGCTGATCACCAGGGGGTGCATGACGGCCACATAGTGCGGCATCTTGCGGGGGTTATTCGATGCCTTCGCCCCGCCGGCGTCAGCCTCGATCTTCATATCGGTGATCTCGTCGCCCATGAAGCGCGGAGCGCCGAGGGTTTCGAGGATGCCGTTGGCGCGGTTGATCTCGTGCGGGTTGATCACGTCGCCCGCCACCAGCGCGCCGCGGGAGCCGCGGGTGTTGACGTAGTTGATCTGGCCGCCGGCCATCAGGTTGACGAAGGTGTTGCGCTCCATGGTCTCGGCGAGCTGCAGGGCCATCAGCTCGATCGCCTTCTTGAACAGCGGATGCTTGATGGTCATCTCAGCGACGTCGGTGATGGTGATCTTGTCGCCCCACTGCTGGGCCTGCGCCGTGACCTGCTGCAGCGTCATGGTCTGGCCGACCGGCGGGACGCCTTCGGCGAGCGGCGCGAACGGCAGCGGGACACGGTTGTAGCGGCTGGCCGTATAGGTCGTCCCCATGCCTTTGGGCAGGGTGGCCGGATCGCCGAACTGATACACCACCAGCTGCCGCCGGGCGAGGGGCAGCGTCTTCGCCGCGATGTACGTGGTTACGTCACCGCTAAATTGCGAGGCAATGTTCGTCGCCATTACTGCTCTCCAGTGCTATGGCGGCGAACGATCACCGCCTCAAATTTCCATGTCGCCGTATTTGGCCTCGAAAGTGCTGACAGCATCCCCACGCTGCCGCTCGCGCCGCGGGTTCGGGGCGTCGCCGCCACCGTTCGCCGGCCGGGCCTGCTGCTGGCGCCTGCGCTGCGCGGCGGCAGGCCTGCCCTTGCCCTGCTGCTCCAGCACGCGCTCGCCGATGAGATAGGTCGCGATCGTCGCGCGCGGCGGAACGCCCTGTCCTGCCTGCACGAACACGGCGCGACGGCGCTCGACCTCGCTGGACAGCTTCTTGAACAGGGGGTTGGTTGCAGCGATGGCTTCAAAAGACGTCCGATCGCTTTGATCGAGCAACTGATTGGTGAGCATCTGCTGGCGCTGCTCGTGGGCCGCCAGGCGCTCGCTGACGATGACGTCGGCGCGCTCCTCGGGGGACATGAGCGCGAGCCGGTCGGCGCGCTGCTGGGGGGTCTCGACCGACTGCTGGGCAGGCCGGCGAAGGGCGGTGACCTCTCCGCGCAGCTCGGCGAGCTGCCGGGTGAGCTCAGCCTTCTCCTGGGCTTCCTGCTGGGCGCGCCTGCGAAGCTCGGCGAACTGGCGATCGCCGCGCGACTGGCGCGCTGCGGGCTCTGGTTGCTGATCGTCCTGGCCGCCTGCATCGTCATCCCGATCATCCGGGTCATCCCCGGCGTCTTCATCGGTTTCATTCACCGGATCCTGGACGGTCTCGTCATCATCGAGATTGGGCTCGGGGATGCGCTCGTCTTCCGGCAGTTCGTCGGGCTTCGCCATGGTCGCCTCTCTGGTGGCTTACGGCCATCCGGTCGGTGGTTGCGAGGAACAGGTTACGCCTGTCAAGCGAAATTAAGACAAGGATGGAACATATTGTACGCAAAGTCAATTAGAGGGTTCCTAGTGCTTCAAACCGTCCAGAAGCCCGTTGCCCTCACGGTCATCAGGAAGCACTCGACCACGCTCCTCAATCGCCCCTTCGGCCCTGGAAGCCTTGATCAGCTGGGTCAGCCTGCTGTTGAGCTCGACATGCACGGCCTTGATACGCAGCAGCGCCACTGCTGAAAGCAACAAGCCACAGGCGCCGATCAGCGTATTGAGCAGCACCGCATTTTCCCTGATCCAATTCATGTCCCCCTCCCCTGCCGCGCAAGCGCCAAACCATCGGATCAATATTCGCGGTCGACGGTCGACGCTTCACGATCCTGGACATAGCCCCGCCCGCGCCTGAGATCTTCGACACGCTGCTCGAGCATGGTCATCCGCCGGCTGGACTCGGTGATGCGTTCGTCCTGCACGGCCTGCTTGGTCACGACCTGCGAGAGGGTGGACAGCTCTTTCTGCATGCTCGCCATTTCCTTCTGGAAGGACTTGAGGGTGGCGTCGTTGCGGATCACCATGACGAAGCCACCTGTCAGGAAAATGGCGGTTTGTACCCCGATTTCGATCAGCGATACATATTCACCCATGGCCCTCTGTCACCAGCGTGCGAGCATTCTTCTGCGCAAACGCGACACGTGACATCCAGCCCTTGTCAAACTTCCGGTCCACCGGTCGACGGATTTCGATGCCCTTATAGTAGTGGATACGAAATTCGGACATTTTATCAATCAGATCAAGGGGCTTGGCGTGCGAGAGCGCCTCGCTGGTTATAACGCCGATGTGGCCATCAAGGTCCGTACCTGCGAACCCGAGACCGACCTGCAGCATGATTGCGGCCTCGTGCGGACCCGTGTTCACGGCTTCGTCGAAGAAGACGTAGTCGATTCCAGGAGGCAGGATCGGGCCGTAGGGCATCCAGTAAGAGCGATGGTAGATGTCGTCGACGACGCCGTCCGCGGCCTTCCAGACATCACCTTTCGGTAGTCCCGCCATTCGGCAATAAGCGTCATACTCGCGCTGAGTAATGCCACGAGAAGTGCGACCGCCGCGATCATCAGGATCA